AACGATGCTGACGCTTTAAATGAATTTTACAGACAGTTTCCTAGAACTACAGAACACGCATTCAGAGACGAATCTAAAAACAGTATATTTAATCTAACAAAGATCTATGAGCAGATAGACTACAACGAGGAGATGTCTAGGACACTCGGAGTTACTAAAGGTAATTTCCAATGGGTTAACGGTGTAAAAGACTCTACGGTTATATTTTATCCAGATAAAAATGGTAGATTTAAAGTAAGTTGGGTACCATCTACTCATATACAAAATAAAGTTATAATAAAAAACGGTGTTAAATGGCCTGGTAACGAACATATGGGCGCGTTTGGTTGTGATAGCTACGATATATCAGGAACTGTAGATGGCGTAGGTTCTAAAGGTTCTTTGCACGGACTAACCAAATTTAGCATGGAAGATGCTCCAGCTAATAGCTTTTTTTTAGAATACCTAGCAAGACCGCAAACGGCAGAGATATTCTTTGAGGATATTTTAATGGCTTGTGTGTTTTATGGTATGCCTATACTAGCAGAGAACAATAAACCTCGTTTACTATATTATTTTAGAAGACGTGGTTACAGGGGTTTTAGTATGAACAGGCCTGATAAGATATGGAATAAATTATCTGTAGCTGAAAAAGAAGTAGGTGGAATACCTAATTCAAGTGAAGATATAAAACAAGCTCATGCTGCTGCTATTGAAATGTATATTCAAGCACATGTAGGTATGGGTCAAGACGGATCGTTTGGAGATTGTTATTTTAATGAGTTATTAAATGACTGGGCAAGATTCGACATAAACAAAAGAACAAAGCACGATGCGTCTATTAGTTCTGGTTTAGCTATTATGGCTAACAACAGACATCTTTACGCGCCAAATGCAAAAGTAGAAAAACCAAAATTAAACATAAGTATTGCAAGGTATACAAACAAGGGTAATACATCTAAATTAATCAAAGAATAATATGGCAGAGTCTGTTATAAATAATTATTTCCCAAGCCAAGTCGTGAGTGATTTGGAGAAAATGAGCTATGAATACGGTTTAAAAGTAGCTAAAGCTATTGAAAGCGAATGGTTTTATATGGATAAAGGATCTTATAGGTATAAAACTAATAAAAACAATTTTCATAATTTAAGATTATACGCTAGAGGTGAGCAGTCTATACAAAAATACAAGGATGAGTTATCTATAAACGGTGATTTGTCCTATCTTAATTTAGACTGGAAACCAGTACCAATTATACCTAAGTTTGTAGATATAGTAGTGAACGGTATATCTGAAAGAACTTACGACATAAAAGCTTATTCTCAAGATCCTTACGGCGTTGCTAAAAGAACAGAGTATATGGAAACTATACTTGCTGATATGGACACTCAAGATTTAAATAAGTTTACAGAAGAAGCTTTTGGTATATCAATAAAAGAAAGTGATTTAGTAGATTTACCAGGTTCTGAAGAAGAGTTACAACTGCACATGCAGATAAACTACAAGCAAGCGGTAGAAATTGCTGAAGAACAAGCTTTAAACGTTTTGTTTGATGGCAGTAATTACGAGCTTATTAAAAAGCAATTTTATTATGATTTAGCAGTTTTAGGTATAGGTGCTGTTAAAACTTCTTTTAACACATCAGAAGGTGTTGTTATCGACTATGTTGATCCAGCTGATTTAGTATATTCATACACAGACTCCCCTTATTTTGATGACATATACTATGTTGGAGAAGTTAAATCAATTCCTATAAACGAGTTAGCAAAACAATTCCCTCATTTAAAACACGATGAGCTAGAAGATATTATAAAAAGCAAAAGAAACACACAAGGAAACTCACAAGGAGGTCGTTCAAAAGCAAACTTACTAGATGTTAATACAGTGCAGGTTTTATATTTTAATTATAAAACGTATATGAATGAAGTTTACAAAGTTAAAGAAACTGGTTCTGGAGCTGATAAATTATTAAATAAAGACGATTCATTTAACCCGCCGGAAAATATGGAAGGTGGNTTTGAAAAATTGCAAAGATCAATAGANACTTTGTACGAAGGNGCTATGATATTAGGTACTGACAAGNTACTTAAGTGGGAGATGGCTAAAAACATGATGAGACCTAAAAGTGATTTNACTAAAGTTAAAATGAGTTATTCTATTGTTGCACCAAGAATGTACGAAGGTAGAATAGAAAGCTTAGTAAGTAGAATAACTGGTTTTGCTGACATGATACAATTAACACATTTAAAACTACAACAAGTGTTATCCCGCGTAGTTCCAGATGGTGTGTATTTAGATGCTGACGGTCTTGCTGAAATAGACTTAGGTAACGGAACAAACTACAACCCACAAGAAGCATTAAATATGTTTTTTCAAACAGGATCTGTTATAGGTAGATCAATGACCTCTGAAGGAGATCAAAACCCTGGCAAAGTACCTATACAAGAAATACAATCAGGTTCTGGTGGTCAAAAAATGCAAAGTTTAATTGGTACTTACAATTACTACATGCAAATGATAAGAGACACTACNGGTCTTAATGAAGCTAGAGATGCTGCAACTCCTGATCCTAAAGCTTTGGTTGGTGTNCAAAAATTAGCNGCNGCTAATTCAAATACAGCTACAAGACATATACTTCAAGCTGGATTGTTTTTAACATCAAATGTGGCTGAGTGTTTGTCTCTTAGAATATCTGATATTATAGAATATTCACCAACAAAAAATGCTTTTATACAACAAATAGGGAATCATAATGTAGCTACTCTTGAAGAAATGTCTCAGCTTCATCTTTATGATTTTGGTATATTTTTAGAATTAACTCCAGATGAAGAAGAAAGAGCCATGTTAGAACAAAATATACAAATGGCTTTACAACAACAGTTGATAGAGCTTTCTGACGCTATTGATCTTAGAGAAATTAAAAACATCAAACTTGCTAATCAATTGTTAAAAATACGCAGAAAACAAAAGCTAGAAAAAGATCAACAAATGCAACAGCAAAATATTCAAGCTCAATCACAAGCTAATATAAAAGCTCAACAAGCGGCTGCTCAAATGGAAGTTCAAAAAGCTCAGGCTATGGTGCAGACCGACATGCAATTAGAGCAAATGAAAGCTCAATTAGAAGCTCAGAAACAAGCTCAAGAAGTGCAGTATAAAAAACAATTAATGCAAATGGAGTTTCAAATGAATATGCAACTTAAGCAAATGGATGTAGATTCTGTTGGTAGCAAAGAAAAAATGAAAGAAGATCGTAAAGATGAAAGAACAAAAATACAAGCATCACAACAAAGTGAACTTATAGATCAAAGAAAAAATGAAAAACCACCTAAAAACTTTGAGTCTGCAGGTAATGATACCTTAGGAGGCGGATTTGATTTAGGTGCATTTGATCCTAGATAAACAATTATTAACTATTATTATATTATATTATGGCAAAACAAAAAGAAGAGCCAATTGTTGACAACGAAACTGGCTCGTTAAAAGTAAAACAACCCGTTGGTAATGAAACAAAAAGCAACATTACAAAAGTTAAACAAAAAATGACAATGAAGTCTCAAGTTCAAGAAGAGACTATAACAAAAGTAAATTTAAATAAACCACCAATACCAAAACAAGATGAAGTTAAAGAAGATAACCCTATCGACAAGGGAGTGGCTGGAGTCGATGAAAATGCCACTACCACAGAAAAACAAGAAGAAGTACAACCGGAAAAACAAGCACAAGAAGAGCAAACTCCAGTATTAGAAGAAATAACTGATGAAGAAATTGTTGAAGAAACAAAAGAACTTACAGAAGAGTTAATTGAAGCTAAAACAGAAGAAATAGAAACTGGTAAAGCTATGCCTGAAAATTTACAAAAAGTTGTAGATTTTATGGAAGAAACTGGCGGTACATTAGACGATTATGTTCGTCTTAACCAAGACTTTTCAAGTTATGATGACATGACCGTGCTTAGAGAGTACTACAAGCAAACAAAATCTCATTTAAATCCAGATGAAATAGAATTTTTAATTGAAGATTCATTCTCGTATGACGAGGATACTGACGAAGAAAGAGATGTTAAAAAGAAAAAAATAGCGCTTAAAGAGCAAGTTGCCAGCGCTAAAAGCCACCTAGACGGGCAAAAGTCTAAATACTATGAAGAGATCAAAGCTGGGTCAAGGTTAACGCCTGAAGCTCAAAAAGCAATGAACTTCTTTAATAGATATAACAAGGAGTCTGAAGAGACTAAAAAAGTAGCAAAACAACAAACTGATAATTTTTTAAATAAAACGAATCAAGTTTTTAACGATAAGTTCAAAGGTTTTGAATATAACGTCGGCGAAAAAAAGTATAGGTTTAATGTGAAGAATGCTGGAGAGGTAAAAGATACTCAAAGCGATATTAATAATTTTGTCAAGAAGTTCTTGAATGAAAAAAATGAAATGTCAGATGCTAAAGGTTATCATAAATCTCTATATACAGCAATGAACGCTGATGCTATTGCTAATCACTTTTACGAACAAGGTAAGGTTGATGCTATGAAAACTAGCGTTGCTAAATCTAAAAACGTTGATATGAGTCCTCGCCAACAACACGGAGAGACTAATACTAGCGGTGTTAAATATAAAGTGTTAGGCGACGACTCTCCTAGCTTTAAGTTTAAAATTAAAAATAAATAATAAATTTAAAAAAACAAAATTATGAGTATTACTGCAGGAAGTAGTTTGAATATTGTACCGGCACCAAGACCGCAAGCACTATCTACAAACTACATTGACTTCAACCAAGATATGGGTTGGGCTCAACAATATTTACCAGATCTTATGGAAAAAGAAGCTGAAGTTTTCGGACCGAGAACTATTTCAGGATTTCTTTCAAAAGTAGGAGCTGAAGAATCTATGACTGCTGATCAAGTTGTTTGGTCAGAACAAGGTAGGTTACATTTATCTTACAAAGGACACGTACAAAGTAACGCAGGTGGTACTGGTTCTGGGGGTGAGATTGAAATAGAAGTTGACATTGATGGTAACGACGTGGGTGCTAATCATGGTATTAGAGTAAATGACACTATTATTGTAGCAAACTCTGAAGGAGTTGTTAGATGTATCGTGACAGCTGTTGATACTACAAGCATGGTCGATGTAAGGCCTTATGACTTTGCGTCTTTAAACACTGCTGGTTTATCAACTACTGGTGGAACTGAAACTACAACCGTGTTAGTTTATGGTTCTGAATATGGAAAAGGTGATAGTTACAACTCTTCTGACGGTAGTACAACTACTGAGCAAAGAGGTGGTAACGAACCTTCATTCA